GGAAAGAGGAGATGGAGCGTATCCCTTGGGGGTACGGTCAAAAGCAGGGCGACAGGCTCTCTAATGCGTTTGTAGCCATGCGGCGCATGGGGCTACACGAAGAAGCCACGCTGCTAGAATTGGAAATCAAGACGCTGCGGAACGAGATTGATTTTCTGCTAAACCGCTGAAGGGTCGTCTAATGGTAGGACAACGGACTTTGACTCCGTGAATGTTGGTTCAATCCCAGCCCCTTCAGCCACTTTCGGCGGCCAGCGGAACGGTGCAGCGCGTAGGTAGTATTTGCCCATGCAGATGCACACGCCGCCAAGATACTGACGTTCGTGCGAGCAGTAGTACCCTTGGCCGTTGGCAGGACAAAAAAATACGCAGTCCTGACAACCGTCAGGGACTACCCAGCTCGGCTGCGTAGCCATGTCAGGTATTCCGCGCCTTCCTCGGGTTCCCACCACACCTTGATTAAGTCAGGGTGATTGTTGGGCAGGTCAGGGTTGATCGTGGTCAGCGCACAAGGCGACAAACAGTTGTCACGAAAGCCACGCTCTTTTGCATAGCGATCATATATCTTATAACTGGCTACTTTCATCGTGTGCATGGTTATGCCAGATATGGCATCTTTAAGGACGCTGTAGGCCGATTCGTGTTTATGGCCTGCGACGTATAGGTGATCCCTTGTCCCCATCAGGGCGGCTTTCATCGGCCCGTGAGCCGGATTCCAAATAGACGAGCCGGTATGGTCGTGACGGGCGTTCACACGCACCTCTGCGCCATTCGGAAACCTCAAGGCGATGCGAGCCTCGGATGACTTGTAAAGTGAATTCTGATGCTTCGCTATCCACCGCAGAGGGTCGCCAGAGCCTGACCATAGGTCATGGTTACCCCCGATCATGTAGAGCCACCGGCAGCGGTTGACGAACCACTCGGCCAACCGCCAAGCCTGTGCGGCAGATGTCGCCTGATCGCCGTAAAGCCTCGCTAGGCGGCCAACCCAGTTGTTAGTGGTGTCGCCTACGTTGCAAGCAAACAGCCCCTCCGTGGCGTTTACGAGGGCGGTATGGCGCTCTATTGCCTCAATGTCGCAGCCGTCATCGTCAACGTGCGGATCGCCAAAATGTAGTAGGCCGATTGGGCCTGCAATCTTGATGCGTATGGGGATGAGTTTGGAGGCTTCTTCGTGTTCGCGCTTGTGCAGGAACTTGCGTTTGCGCTGCTCTATTAGCTCCTCAATAGGAACGTCATCGTCGGGGAGCGGGGTAAACTCAAACTCGTCACGCACAACGGCTGTATTGTGCTGATAGGTAGAGCCGGGGACGTTAATACCCTTGCCGTGCATATCTTGTATGCGATTCAGCAAGGTTCTGACATTGATCCCGAGATTTTGCGCTGCTACCGCCCTAACGCCTTTTGATTCTTGTAAGGCTTGTAGTATCTGCTCGTCAGTCGCCTTTCTTAGCGTCACGTTTAGCCTTCCTTTTAACCGTTATGCCGAGTTCCTTTCGGCGTTTAGCGGTGATTTCAGGGGCTAACTCGGCTCTCCATTCCAAGTGTCCGTCAACAAGTCTGTATTCTTCTTTGTGCGTTAGCGCACAGTCGCAGCATTCGGTATAGGTGTAGCCCTTCACCCTGTACCAAGAACCTTCGTGCATTTGCACAACTGGAATTTTCTTCATAACAAGCTAGCCTCTGCTTGTCTGCGCCTAACTAGACCGGGCAGTACTTTCCCCCCGCCCCGCGTCCATCGCATCAACTGTGTTTTAGCTGCTTCCCAATCCTGATTGTCTACCTTTCTTCGCAAAGTAGATGCGCGATACCGCGCAACCCCAAGATTATATGAGAAATCTATTATAGCACCCAATATCTTTGGATGTGCAATGAGATGCGGTGATGCGCGTAATACGCCAGCGGCGTAGTTGGTTAACAGTTCCGATAACAGCCACTCATCAGCTTGCGCCTTGCTGATCGGCGCATCGTCCATCGTGACCTTGGTGCCGTCAGGCTTCCAAACCGTGCCGTAGCCTATCGTGGGATAGCCCGCAGGACAGATATACGGCTTGCTACGGAATCCCTCAAAGTGCCTACAAAGGTCAGCGGCTATCAGCAACGCCTCATCTAGTGCGCTCATAAACGCGCCCAACGAAATAGAAAGAAAGGATGAGGTTTAGCACAGCCATGTCATCAGTAGACCACATGGAAGTTAAAACCGCCTTCCAATCGCCGTTTTGCTCAAGCGCAATCAAATACGCGGCTACTTTGACAGCAGCGTAGGCCAGCACAAAAAGGTACGTTACAAAAGGACGCACCATAGCGGATATGCCCGCAACGACTTTGCCCGCAGCTTGAGCCGTTGCCGATTGCTCTTTGATGGCTTCCGTCATAGCGGTCAATTCCGCTACTTGCATCTGCGCCTCGGTTTGGCGCATAGCGATTTCGCCCTTCACTTGGGCAAACCGCATCTCGGCTTCTAGCATGGCTAATTCGTGTTTACGCTCGTTCTTCTGGTCAAAGAACTTAAGAGCCTCGGGTGCTAACCGCAGCAACCCGCCAAACACGCCGCCAAGAAGAGTCTCCATCATTTCTTGTCTACTTTCTCATCTAGCCGGTCAAATATCTTGCCAAGCATATTCTTAATATCGTCAATATCGCGCTGGTAATGCGATTGCGTCACATACGTCAGCGGCATATTGCGAACGTCTTTATCTAGGCGCTCAATGCTGCGGGTGATCTGGTTCAATGACCAGCCTCCGAAAAAAGCAGCTACACCCACGACAATGTTAAAAAGGATTTGCAATTCCATCGTCAGGCCCACATCCGGTTAGGGGTTTCAGGGAATACGCGATACGGCTCCAGCTCTGGCGCTTCACCGACGATCCGCACGTTGGCGTGATACCCCGGCAGGGGAGCCATCTCGGGTACATCGCCCTCGGTCGTGTTAACGATTTGGCCGGTTGGTTTCCATATCGTGCCGATTAGGTCAATCGCAAGGTAATTTGCTAACTCGTAACCCTCTTGCGCTTCCACGCCGTTCTCGGGGTCAGCTTCCACCGCGCCTTCAATGCGATACAGCACCGACTTGGCTTCGGCTTCGGAATCAAACTTGAGGAAATAATCGGTATACATGGTTAGCACCTCAACCTGTCAAAGCCTGAAGCTGGGCGTTGGTTGCGCGAATTGGGTAGTAGGCGATGCGACGGATGGTGCCAGATAAGGGGTTAGACCCACCACCGCCACCAAAAGACAAGGCATTTAATGTTCTAGTCATAGAGGTAGTGCTTGAAGCAACTGCCGCCCCGTTTAATGATCCTGACTGAGCAAAAGTTGTTTGTTCAGAATATGACATAACGACTTTTCCAAACGCTCCAACAATGTCGTTACCAACAGTCGTACTGGTACCTTGAACCGCGTAACGAATTGTTCCGTTAAACGCGCGAATATCATATCCGCTTCCAGCAGAGCCAAACAAAGAAACATATTCATGTGTTTTGCCTGTGCCAGTTGTGGCTGGATGCTCAGCCTCTACAAACAACGTCCCCTCACTCGCGTTGTACCACGACGAGAAATTCGTCCCCGTCATGCTGGCTGCGTCTGCGTTGCGAGTCAGAGCGGTGGTGGTGGTTGCGATGTAGGAGGTGGGGAAGGCTCCGGCTTCTAGTTGCGCACCCCAGATGAAAACGCCGGAGTAGCCGTCTCCGGTGTATGTATCTGTGCCAGATGGATTTTCTAATGTAATTGCATGGGTTCTGCTTGCGGTTGCTCCGGCAGACCATGACATAACACAACGATACCAACCGTTACCAACAGCGGTAATTGAAAGCGCAGATGTACCAACAAGATTTGTTGCAGTTAAAGTAGACAAATCAAATCTTGCTGATGCACCGCCAGTTCCTGACCGAATGATACTAAAGACAGTTCGTTCTGCCGCTTTAGCATAAACAGAAAGCGTGTACGATGTTCCAGATGTAAATGAAATGCTTCCGGTAGCAACTGAATGAGTTGCATTTGCCGTGTTTTCAACTAACTTATCACCCGTCAACGTCCCATCCGGCGCAACGATGGTGTTGCTAGTAATGCTGCTATCTGTTTTTGTCCACGCCGCATCTGCAAAGTCTGCGCTATACGTCAGGCTATTCGTCCGCTGCTCCTCAATGAGCAAGCCGAGCGATTCATCCGTAGTCGGGTTGTGATCAAACCGTGCGACACCCGCCGCTGCCGTTAGCAACACCGGAATGTAGTTCGTGATCGTCTGCGTGGTCGTGGCGGTGTAGGCGGTGACGGCAGAGCGTTGTTCTAGTTGGGCGCCCCAAGCGTAAATAGTAGAGCCATCTCCAGTATAAGACTCAAGCCCGCGTTCGCCAGCGGTAAATGTAGTGCTGTCTGTTGCAAGGCCAACACGCAAGGCTAATGTCGCCGCTGTAGTGTAATTAAATATTAACGTGCATCTATACCAACCACTACCAATGGAAGTAATAGACGAAGAAACTAAAGAAAATATTGAACCAGCAGAGCTTGTGCTTCCGGCTGTTCCCGAAGATAAATCAAATTTCGCACCAACCCAACTGTTTGCTGATGTGCTAGCCGCTAAAATTGCGTATTGCCGTGTGCCGTTTTTCAAAAAACAACTATAAGCATAGGTCACATTAGTCGCAGCAGAAATGGTTTGAGCTATATCGTGTACTGATGCTACTGCGGTATCGGCAATAGTGTCTGCCGTTGTTGTTCCGTCCGGTGCAACTTCTGCATTAGCTGTATCCGTTGTTTGCGTGTTAACCCAAGTCGTCGTGAAGTCCTGCGACTGCAACAACAAATTCTCTTCCGCCTTCGCGGTCGTCACGCCGTCGTAGTACGTTCCGGTGCTGGCGCGAGTAAACGTGATGCGCGGGTCAAGACGCTTCACATTGGCAAAGTCCAAGTTCAGCGAAGGCTTGATGCTCGGAAAGTTAGATGCGATTGCCATTATTGCACTCCGAAAATTTCAATCAGGAAGCGTCCCGCTGTGTAAGTAGCGTTGCTTGTACTTTGGCCGACTAAATAAAGGTAAGTGTTTGCAGCAGGATCGGCCGCAAAATAAGTGACCGTCCCGATGGATTGCGTACCGGCATTGATAATTTGCGTCTCCGTCAATGCTGTAATCGCCTGATCTTCAACGCCCGTACCTTCGGTGGCGCTGTACAAATCAATGTCCGTGTCGCCTCCAGCTGGCGTTTCCAAGCAAGTCATCCGACCGCCAAGAATGGTCATTGCCGGAAGCAACGTGATGTAGCAGGGCAGCGCCGTTCCATCCACGCCGATAATATCGCCCGCTGTCCCGCCGCTGTTCAACCCAGTTAGGTCAACCAAAATACGCACGGAATAAATACCGCCCATTAGCCCGGCAGAAGCGCGGCAAATCGTGCCAGTTCCGGTCGTGATGCCCGTACCGACCGCAATAGCAGGCGCTACGTCATCCAAATATGCCAATGCACCGAGGTATTGGTTCAGCGGTAACTCGTTCGGTGCGCTGCCGGTGTCGGTTTGCACCACGACAGGCGATCCTGCCTCCGTCATGGATGTAATGCTGGCAACTGCCGCATTGATTGACGTAATGGATGCAGAA